ATACAGATCCTTTGTTTAAGTTAGTATAATCTCTTCGGCCTTTAGAAGGATATCCGCCTTTAACCCATCCATCGGGTATAGGTTCATTTCTATCATGACTTTTAATAATATCTAAGTCTTTATTATAGATATACATTTTACCTTTTTTAGATCTATTATCAGATTTAGATGGGTCATTTTTAATAGCTTCATTAATTGCATTTGCTATATTCTTACAACCCTCTTCACTTCTTTTAGATCCAAGATGTTTTAATCTCATTTTTTCTATCTTTATTGGATTTTTATTTATTTTATCCATTCTGATTTTATGTTTTGCCGGATTATTTTTAATCCATTCTTTAACTTTTATTGATATCTTATTATTTCTCTCAATTAATTTTGGATTATTTTCTATGTTTTTGGCGACAATCCATCTTTGAATACCCGACTCTGATAATTTTTGTGAATATTTTTTAGACCATCTACAAGGACCGTATCCTCCTTCTCGTACATTATAATTATCATCTCTATCAATAAATTCTGGCGTAACTATAGATTTCTCATACAATAATGCATCTTTATATATATCAAAAAACTTAATTATTTCTTTTTTAAAATTTTTGACACCATATTTTTTAACAGATCTCATCAATACTAAACCTGAGCCCATATAACCATCATCAAGATTATCTGTTCTGTGAACACCATAGTATATTTTATTATTAATTATATTTGTTAACTTATACACGTAATTATATTTTTTATCATCATTTATATCATTCATATTATTAGCTCCTTTATATTTATTTATACAAAGAAACTGTTATTCTAGATTAATTGGCTCATATATCATCAAATATTTTTCCATTTATAATTTTTCCATTTTTAGAAATCATATCTGCAAGATCTTTCATATTAATATCAAAAGTTTCGTTAGATTCTTTATCTTTAATAGTAACTACACTATCTCCGGTAACACAATTTAGAGACTCACCACGAACTGCACTTCCTGAAGTTGTACTAATAGCTATACTTGAATCATTATCAAATACAATTTCCGTTGACCCCCATTGTTCAATACCCGGTTTAATCCAATTAGGCAATTGTTTATATGCTGTTTGAACACGTCTTAATATCATTTTTGCTGTACGTTCTTTATTAGCAACAATAATAATTCTTTTATCTCTTTGAAAACAAGCCATCCAAAGAGCATATATTGTCATAA